TTTATACGTTCTTCTATCATTTCTCTGTATAAAACCCACCCTGGTGACTGCGGTAACATCCTAAGTATATCATCCTGGGGCATTTTCCTCCAATTGTTGTCTCCTTATTTGACCAGCTTCAGGTCCACCCTGCATCCTTTGCATTGCGGCCTGCTCTTGCTGTGCTAACTGCTCCTGTAACTGTGGAGGCATCTGACCTCCTCCTTGTTGCGGCGGTCCCTGTGGTGGCACACCTTGAGGCGGCCCCTGCATTTGTTGTTGCTGTTGTTGCTGGGCCTGCTGTTCCATAGCAGCAGCCTCCTGCTGTTGACGCATCATTTCCTGCTCTGCCTGTGCAGCCTGCTCTTTTTCCATCTGCTCACGGAGTAGGACACTTGTGTTTTCAAGGTTCGTTGGGTGTAGCACGTTGCCCTGCTTCATTAACTCCAATCGTTCCTGAAGTTCCATCTTACGTTGATCCTCTCCAATGGACTGCTTCTCATCAAGCGTTGCCTTGTTGTTCTCCTGCTCAATACTGGACTGAGACTGAAGTTGAATATTGGCTTGCTGCATCTGCATCTGTGCCTGCAACTGTTGCATCTGAGCCTGTTGCTCTGCTTGTGCCTGTTGTTGCATTTGCTGTTGCTGCGATTGAGTCTGCTGTTGCATCTCCTGTGTTACCTGCTGTTCAGTCTTTAAGACCTTATCAGGCTCCAGGTTGAATGCCCGTAAGAGCGGCCTGGAGAATGCCTCATATTTCAGATAACTCTGCAGTTGTGGAAACTGACCTATCACCTGTAAGAAGTTGATCAACTGAGTATTATGAACCTCTTTAGCAACATACTGTTCGTAACCCGTTGATATTGCCTCATAATCCCCCTTGATTGTAATATCAGTGCTGTCCACCATTAACCACCTGTAGATAGCTTGTATATTCTTTGTTATCATGGAGGAGACAGAACGTACTACATCAGCGGTCTGCCTGTTGGCATTGGAATTAAGAATGGACATACCTGTTGCAGTCTTGGTCTGTGCAGGACTCATATCACCGTACCCTATGCTTGTTTGCCCACTATCCAAATCTGCTTCACGTTCCAACTGTTGCACAATCTGCAATAGTCCATTTGTAACATCTGGTATCTGTACTGACTGGAATGAATCCCTTACAGATGCTCCTGGTTTAACACGGAACTGCTTTCCAGGATATATCTGTTCTGTATCCGTTCCAGGTTCAAATGCATTAGGATCTATAACTGTTAAAGGTGCTGCTGACAAAGACTTTCCCTCTACCATCATTGCATAGGAAAAGTTTAGAATCGCCTGTGCATCCCTGATAGCATAGTAGATTCCATCACCCCAGATCGTTTCTGGATTCTTTTGCCAGTTACAGAAGTGAAATGGAATCGTGTCATCAAATGGATTCTCTGAAATCTTTACAACCTTATCACCTATCACTGTAATAACAATAGGTATAGACGTAGGTATGTCTGCTGAGTCTATTGGTATATGCGCTTCTAAATCCTTACCGTCCAGACTTCCCCAGAATTCAAGCACCTCAAACTTCTTTAAACGGTGCGCCGTACTCTCGTCAAATTTCTTAGGGTGTTCGCTCGTGTCGTATCCCTGTGATAATCCGATGTCATTTTCGATGACTTCTTCAATGGCTCCAGGGATGAACCCCTCTGCCGCCTTCGCAAGCTCTCGCAGTTGTATCTTACTGAGAAAGGAACGTTGGATGATATAGTCTGCATCTTCTGAACTCGTTGCTTCTGGTGATGGGAAGATATTCCAAATACTTACGTATTTGACTGATGGTACTAACTCCGCTTCCAGAACCGACTCAACTGCCAACATATCGTCTGCAGTTTGTACTGTCTGGTAGACTGGAAAGTTTTTATACTCAAGGTTAATCGCCTTAGTACATCCTGTACCGTAGAGGCACATCTCATGTATAGAGTGCTGGACCTGATCATTGTAGGAAGTCCTATCAAGTACGTCCCTAATCTTGTACTCCATTTGCTTAGACCGTTCCAGCAACGCATCCTCAAGCAGGTCAGGTCTGTCTGGTGGTGCCTGGATATCTGGAGGGTAGTACTTAGGTTTCCTTGAGGGGGTGATACTGAACGGAACCTTACCGTCTTCAAATAGGAGCGTATTGATTTTAATCTTCGCTGAGTTAATCTTACGCCTAGTCTGATTGACAAATATACCCCTTTCATTTGCCAACTCATTTGCCTTTGAAATCGCTGAAGGGTACTTTCCTCTGTACGCATCGTAAGCCTCCTCCCAGTGCTGTTCATGTTCACGCCTATACTCTCTGGCTTCCTCAAACTTCTCTTGGACTATATTGGCAAAGTCATCAAGCTCTGCCTCTATGACCTTTGTCTCTACAACAGCTACTTCCTCAACTGGAGGAAATTCTGGATCTCCTGGCTGAGAAAAGCCTTTATTTAAATCATAATCTGCCATTAGTCTCTTTCTTGTTCATTGTCCAATTGAGCTTGAGTTCCATCTTCTAATGTTAACTGTATCTCATCCACTATCTCTACTTGGTCATCCAACATTGATGACAACTTATTCAGTGCAATTGATATGGACCTCACTAGAAGACACCCCTCCTCCTCTCCTAAATTACGGCAGGCGGTTTCTACTAGCTCATTTATAATTGGCTCAAGTTCGTTGTAAAGCTTATCTGGATTTTCTGGTTCCTGCCCAAAGGCTACTGGTATTACATTACTCATAAGCCAGACGGGCTAAAAAACCGCAGTTCAGGTTTCATATGTCTCCGATTTATAGGTTTGTCCCATTCAGGTACTCCTGGGAACATTTTACACCCAAAACACGCAATTGCCAATGCCATCACGCAATCATCATGCGCTCCTGGTTGTGCTGCCATTTTGCCGTTGGGTAAGTTCACAAATGTTTGAAGTTCATCAAGAATTTTAGGACTCCTGATTAAAATTTCGTCCTCTCGTATTAACTCACGTAGGTAGTCAATTATCAAGGGTTTAGATTTAACTGTTGTATGAAAACCTAATTTCCTTGCAGAACGGCTTGATCTTTCATCAAGAATCTTCTCTGAGTAGATATCAGGATACACATGCAGGTCAGAAAGAAACTTCAATGTGACCAATCCATGATTGTTTCTCTCCACTATCAACTTTGCATTATTATACCACTTACCAAGGCTTGCCAGTTGCCATGCAAAGAGGTCTGGGTCAATCTTGACCCTAAGCATTGCAACCTCATCCATTGTTACTGCATCTAACACCACTGCTACACTCCAGTCTGTATCCCTTCCTACGTCTATACCCTCAGATACATCCCCTCCAATACGGTACTCCCTCTTTGGTCTGGGCCTCTCCCATACCTGAAGCTCCCCGTCATCCATTGCCTCTATAATGTACTTCTCTCCACCCCTTTCCTTCCATGCATGTACTGGTATATGGAAACCCTCACTAGGATGCTCCCTCTGCCGCTTCTCTGCATTCAGTACCATACGGTTTATTGTGTCTACAAAGAAGACACCCCTACCTGTTGTTACAAATGCCTCCCTTGCTGTCGTTGGAAACTCCTGGTGAAACTTCCTGAGATCGTTCTGACACTGTGTTTTGATGCACTGCCGCCTCCAATTCAGGTTTTCCAACGTAATCTGGAACTTTTTGCTCTCACCTACAACGTCATACTCACAAGATGTGCCCAGTAGGCTGATTTCCTCCTCTCCACCGTACCGTTTGTCCTGCCCAAGCTCCTCACGGAACTGTTCTTCCTCCTCCTTTGAGTTAAATGGCGTTGAATAGTAACTATATATGTACCAGGGGAAGAATATGGCCTCCCAGCCTGAATTTCCCTCTGCAGCATCCCAGTACATGTCATGAAACACCCCTCCAACGCCCTGAGCCGTAGATTCTATAACTGCTTCCGTCTGAAACCCCTGCACAACACAGTTTAACAGCCCTAACAGGTAGTCCTCGCCTCCATCTGACCATGATGCCACCTCAGAACAGTGTAAAAAGTCAATCTTACTTCCCCGTACCTCACGGCCACCCACTGTAGAGAGAGAGTACTGGCT